GTTCTCTGTTATCTTTCCCTTTCTTGTGCCTTCAGAACTACCTGGCTTTTCGCTGGTCGGTTCGGTCGGCTGGCATTCTCGGGGCCGTGCCTGTTTGTATAAACGGCGACGATATCCTTTTCCAGACTAGTGTTCCTGGTTTTGCCGAACATTGGTTAAAGGCTGTTGGTGATGTTGGCCTTGAGGTAGAGGAGACTAAAACGTCTTTTGAACTTTCTTATGGGTCCCTTAATTCAACTCTTTTGAGGTGGGTTAAGGGACGCCTGGCTCCAGTGTGGAGTCCTCGGTTTGGTATGTTCCGTCCTGCAGAACATCCCGGCTCTTTGGGAGCGTCTTTCCGTGACTTTCTTTATGAATGTCCGGATCCTGACCTCCGTTTTCGAGCCGCCCGGGAGTGGTTTAGGTGGCATCTCGGCGAACTCCGTTCGTCGGGCGTGTCCCTTCCCTCCTTGGGCTTCCGTGGTCTCCTTGCACTGAGATTAGCGAAAGTTTACGATCTCGTTAAGAAACCTAATGTCGAGTTTCCTCGCGCATTCATTAAACATGGGGTCGGGTTCACCGGCGACTTTGTCGTTCCGGTTCCCGAGGACCTAGTTGATGCGGAGATTCGATATCAGAGTTCCATAGAGGTGGCCGCCGCCATGTGGTCAGAGGGTTATAGACCTTTGGATCGCGCCCGAGAGGCGATCCGTTACTGTCTTGAGCGTACGCGCTGCAAAGGCCCCCGGTTTGATTTTCCGGAGGTGCACAGTTCGGTCTTTGGTGGAGAGTCAGAGTTTAAATACTACCTCCGCAACCTTGACAATTTTACAGTGTTTGCTGGTGTTAGGAAGTCCTACCTTTCCCAGCTGTTCGTTTCTACGGACGTCCTCATAGCGACCACCCTTATTGACTCTCTCGTGGTTGATTTTGGTCGCGGCAATTTGCCGGCTTACACTGTTTTTCCATCACCTGGTGAGTGGTTCGTCGAGAGTGGTGGTACCATGCGTTGCGGGTAGCGGCGCCCGCACGGGGAGTTCAACCCTTGTCGTCTAGGCATTGTAGTTCAGAACGTTCATAAATGAGGCGGAGTCTCTGTTAGACGTGATTCCCCATAGTGGCGTATCGTGCGGTAATCATTCGGACACTCTTCGGAGTGCGGGGGTTCGACCTCCTACCGGGAACGCAAGAATGGCTGCAGAAGCCGGTGGTGTGTAGTTGTGGTTACACTTTCCATGAAAGCGGGCCTTCGGGCAACGTCGTATTGGAGGCCTTTCGCGGCCAGGGTTTAGTCAACGGTTAGCCCTTGGACCTGAACTTGAAAGATTAGTTTGGTTTAGCGATTGGATATACCTGCCCCACCAGTGGATGCGGATACAAACGGTATGGTACTATGGTGAAGGTCACGC